GGACCAGCGGGCTGAACTGTGTTGCCTGAGCCTGTGGAAATGTTGGTGCTGGAAACAGGACCGTTTTGTACGTCTAGTGCAAATACTGGTTGTGCATCACCATTGGTGCGTGTAAAAATTGCCATGATAAATCTCCTTGAGTATGTGACCTTTTGGGGTCTGCAAGTATTTAGCTGTCAGGAGAAAAAATGGTGTTTTGGTCAGGCCAAACGGCCCATCATGGTGCGATACCAGCCTGGCGTGCCTTCTTGGATGGCTGGTAACTCTATGCCCTTGGGCTCTAGATCAGCACGAGCCTGGGCGAGTTTTGCATCTCGCTGGGGGTCTCGTTGCAGGGCTGTGACCACTGCTTCCACACCTGCAAGATCTTTGGGCGTGGCACCAGGGTACAAAATCAACTCTGCTATTTCCCCAGGATCAGTTGTGATCATTTCGCCTGTGGCACGATCTTTGAGTCCATACTGTCCAGACCAAGTATAGCCTTGCGGATATTTCTTGTTGGCGCTGGCCTTGCCCAGACTATTGAGTATGATGTGCTTGACAGCATCTTTGTACTGTGTGTCGGCGGCAGCACGTTTGGCAAATTTTGCCCATTCAATATTGGGCTCAAACATAAAGTCTACCTGCACAAATCCCAACTGCGGTTTGCCGGCCACCGGAGCCATGAAACTCATGGTTTCATATTCTGTGGGTTTTTTATCTTTTGCGGTGCCACCTGCGATCACTAGATCGGGATCCAGTTCCTGGCTCACAGCCCAGTTTTTTAATATGCCATATAATTTAGATTTAGGCGTTTGTGTTTTGTCCACTGCTAGATCTATATCTCCGGACTCGGCACGCAGGCCTGTGCTGCCCAGCATATTGTCCAACAGGGGTAATCCTGTGAGTTGTTCCAACCAAAGCACTGTGGGCTTGACATCAGTTTGCTTTATGGTCTTGGTCAAGACTTCGCCAGTCTTGGGATTTTTAAATTGGTTGCCGCCTTCTGCGAGAATCATAGGCGTTGTAATGCTTGATTTAAAAATGCTTGCCAGGTCTGTGGCACGGGTTTATCTCTGGCATCCAGCCACTGGCCTTGGTCGGTAAGACTAAACACATTTTTACGATAGCTGGCCAGTGTGGGCGAAGTACCACTGGCAGGTTTGAGATATAACCCTTGTCCTGCGTCTACCCAACCGCCTGTGGGCTGAGCAGCCGCCTGAGGCTGTCCCGGGGTCGCTTGAGCTTGGGGTTGACCAGCTGCTTGAGGCTGTGCTGCTCCTGTGGCCTGTTGTGCGGCCGCAAATGCTTGGGCCATTTTGGCTGTTTCAGGATCCATGCCGCGGGTGTCTACTTGGCGCATTTGATTCCGTCGGGGCTGTCTAGCCACCAATGCTTGTGTGCCCAACTCTTGGAATAAACTGCGTACTTGACCAGCACTGCCACGGGCTTGTGCTATCTTGTTGAGTTCTATACCAATGCGATCTTGTGTGGCAGCATCATAGCGATCCAAGTCACCACGTAAAAAAGTAGTGCCTACGAAATCTTCTAGATATTCACGATATTGATCTTCGGGGATTTCAGCTGCTGATCTCACCTTTTGGGCACGTAGTATCTGCGCCACACGATTGGTCCACTGCTTCCAAGCCGCATCTGACAGGGTTTTTGCGCCGGCAGCTGCTTGTCGGTTTGCACCTGCTTGCCGTAGGCCTGCGGGTATGTTGCGGGCCACAGCCGCGCCTGCTGCTCTAGCCATGTTGCCCAACAAACCCTCAGAAATGTATATTTCTTTAATTTTCATCTTGGCGCCTTATGGTTCTGCGGAAACGCTCAGGATCGCGGGTGCGGATAGCGTTCAACAATTTGCGCTGTAGATTTTCCGCAGTTTCGGTGTCATAGGTACGATCTATCATTTCCAATAGATGTATGGCACTGTTGATGATGTTACTGGCGCGACTCTCCACGATATGGTGGCGATCGCGCTCTTGATACATCTCATCTAATTCTTCTAATAAACTGCGAGTCTTGCGTTGCATAATTGGTTCCAGCGATGTAATATTTAGCGACCCGTTAGTTTTTGTTTTGTTTAATTGCCCCTAACATGGCCTTTAATTTGGTGCTTTGTACATCGGCTGTGACCTTGGGCACGTCATCAGAATCTGTGCTTGAAGTCAATACTTTGCTGGTACCTTTGATACTGTCCAGGATATTCACCGTGGGCTTGCGGAAAGAGTTGGCATCTTCTTGCTCGCCGCAGTCGCGTATGCGCAGGGTTTCTATGTTAAATTCCAAATCAATTTTTGAACCCACGCCTGAACTGGAACGGGTTTTCATCAACTGTATCTGATATCTGCCTTTTTCTCGCATGCTTCTGCTGGTAAAGATACCAAACACATTGTCCGCAGTGTTGATCTTGGAAATACCCCCGGAAATGTGGCTGTGATCAAATTCAATTTCTTCCACTGCTGAACGATTCAACTGTGATGCTGTGACAAACAGCACATTTAATTCTCTGGCCAGATTACGCAATTCTTCTGACACATATTTGTCTTTCACAAACAGGTCATTGGGCGATACCTTGGCTGACACCGGCATCAGCAAATCCAGATAGTCCACACACATGAAATCTATTTTGACGCCACGCTCAATTTCGAGATTTTTTACATAAGCCCGTATGTCGTTCACAGTGCTCTGCGCTGGCATATACTTGATCATGAAATTGCCAGATTTTTTCTGCAGCAGGCCCAGTTTCAATTCCACATCATCGATGTTGCGAAAGATCTCTTTGCTGGCTATGTCAGTCATCATGGAATCCAGTCGCATGGAGCACAGGCCTTCTGACAGTTCCAGCGTGATGTACACACCGCTGAGTCCGGCCATGACCCAGTTGGCTGCCAGATTCTGCATGAACAGACTTTTGCCCGATCCTGAGCCTCCAGCAAAGATCTGCAGTTCTCCGCGATTGAAGCCACCGTAGAGTTTGCTGTCAAGCACAGGCCAGCCTGTGCTGAGTTGGCCATTGTTGCTCTTGATGGCCATGAGTCGTTCACGCACATTGTGGAAATAGTCTGTGCCCAGTTCACGTGCTAGACACACATTGATGGCGTCTTTGATGATCTTTTCCACAGGACCAAAGTTGCCTTTTTCCAGCATATCTGCTGACTTCAATATGGCACGCTCTAGTTCTCTGTGCTGTGTGAACTTTTCAAATTCGGCCAAGAACCACTCTTGTGTGACAGTGGGCCTGGGTTCAAGGTCCACTGAAGTCTTGGCTCGAACACTGTCCCTGTCGGGCACCACTTTGTATTTGTCAGCGTGTTCTTTGATGAATGCGGCTGCATCGCGTAGTCTGCGATCAAAGTTTTCAGGGTTGAAAATGTTCTGCACACGAGCAAAGCACTCGTGATCCTGCACAGCCATCTCTAAAAAAAGACGCTGCATATCAATGGTGAATTCAATTACTGCTGATTCGTTTTTCAATTTCTCTTCTCCTCAATTCGATTTTTAAACGACTGCGTTCTCGGCTGCGGAGTATAGAAACAAGGGTGGCGAGTCTGCCATGGCGGCATACGGCATCATTCACATCTTTGATGCTGGTGTCCCAAAGTGGCATACTGACTGTGAACCCTTGCTCCGCAGCACGTTCCGCAAGTTTCAAGCCAGCACTGTCTTGGTCTGGAATAATAATTATGTCTTTGTCAAGACTTTTAAGTATAGCTATTTGATCCTCATTGAGATCATTGTGCATCAAGGCCACGCCGCCGATGCTGAGCGCATCAAAGATGCCTTCGCACACAACAATCACTTGATCCTCGGTCCGGACCACATCTAGATTGAACACATAGCCCGGTTGTTGATTGCTGATGTACTTGGGGCGGCGATCATCCAAGTATCTTGAAGTATGGCCCACTATGTGACCACGATATCTAAAAGGCACTATGATCCTGAAGGCTTCCCTGCCCTGTGCTTCAGGCGTGATCCATATGTCATCAATGTCAATGCCACGCGATTCACAATAGAGTCTATAGGGCGCGTGGTCAGGATCCACAGGATCTATTTCCACAGCCAGTTCCGGCAGGCTCTGTTCTTCAAACTCGGGTAGCGGACGGCTACGACGTTCCTGTGCAATTATGTCCTGTATGTCCCGCAGTTTGAGACTTTCCAACTGCTCACGTTTGATCTCTTCATCCGAGTATCCGGCCCAGGTCAACAGGCGTTTGAGATTGTAACTAAAGGTCCTGCCCGGAGTGTAAGTGGTCTTGAAGCCGCAGTTGAAACAGTGATAGGTCCAGCCTGTGTCGTGTTCAATCACACCACCGCGGCCACGGCGATCAGGCTTGCCTTCGGTGTGCTCACAGCAGATGGCATTGAAACTGCGCCAGCCGGACGCTGTGCGTTTTACCCTATTCATGCGGCCAAGTATATCTAGCATCCTGTTATTTTACAGGATAAAATGGTGAGTGTCAATCTCTGTAGAGGACTTGGGTGACCGAGTTGCCATAGATATTGGCAGCCACATTGGCATAGTAGGCCACATTTATGGGCACTGGTGGCAGTGCGAAACGGATGCGCACATAAGGATGATAGCCTTCGGCATTGAAATACTCTTTGCCATATTTGTTGTCGTAGTACTGCACATTGCCAATCTGATACCAATACACTGGCTGACCATCATTTTCGTTGTTGGTAGGTTCCCAGGATCCCTGTAGTTGTACCACACCTGAATAGTTGCGGAAGTCCACCTGGAAAGTGCTCTGCGGCGAACCATTGCTTTGTATGATACTGGTCCAGGCCACGGGACGATTCACACCATCAATGGCAGCGGTATTGCCAGTGTTGGTCACTGGTATGGTGATGTCTTCACTGGCAGTGAATCTGGGAAACACTGAATCCACAATGTCCACTGAACCTCTGGCAGTGGCTGCATCATCCACATAACCTGCTAGGTACAGCGCATCGCCGCCCACTGTGGCCACTGCTGTGCCTTGTGACACAGTGTTGATGTTGCCGCCACCGGTGAGTTCAATGATGGGTGGCACCACATAGTTCTGTCCACCGTTGCGTATGGTTATCACATCCAGTCTATTGGTTAGATTGCAAGTGGCCTGTGCTTGGCTGGTAGCACCACCACCGGTAACAGTGATAGCCGGTGCTCCGGTATAGCCACGACCAGCATTGGCCACTGTGATACCTGTGAGCCTGCCTGCAAGATATGCCACGGCAGTGGCTGTGGTGTTGATGTTGGCTGCACCCGGATCAAAGGTCACAGTAGGTGGTGCATCGTAAATGCCAGCGTCTACTATGTTGATCTCTACTATGCTGTTGCCTGCAAATGTTATGGTGGCGTTGGCTGTGTTGGCTGCCTGCAGGGCAGCATTGG